GTCGAGTTGGTCAGGGAAACCTGCAGCGCCCCGTCCACATAGTTCTCGACGATCACCAGGATTTGGGGGGTGGCCGCGTCGGGGCCGCTCCACTGGACCCAGAGCACCCACCCGACCGGGTCGTCACCGTCCAACCCGTCGATCCACATGGTCATCGACGCGTCGAGGGAGCCGTCGACATCGCCCCGGCCCCAGAATGACCAGCCGACCCGGTCGGTCACCTGCGGGATGGGGCCGGTGAACCCTACTCCGGCCTGGGTGGAGCGTACGACCGGCAGCGCACCCAGTCCCGGGCCGGTGGTGTCGGCGCTCCACTCGACAGCGTGGTCGAGCGGTGTCACCGCGTTGATCTGGCGCACCACCAGCGGCTGGCCGGCGGCCAGGCCGGGAACCCTGGTGACCTGGCCGAGGCCCTCCATCGACCAGTGCGCCACCGTGGACGGGTCCGCGACTGTGGCCCGTGACAGGGCTGATAGCGGGGGGGTGTGGCCTCGGCTGTCCTGCCGCAGCACCCCGCCGGCGGTCACGTCCACCAGCGCCAGCCCGGCCGACCCGCCCGGCCACCGCGGCGCCAGCCGGTTGGCGAACCCGCCGAACACCAGCGGATCCCCCACCCCCGGGTCGAGGGTGACCCGCAGCGGCAGCCCTTCGTCGACGTGCGGCCACCACTGCGATCGGGGGTCCTCCGGGGTGAGCTGCCCGTCGACGTTTTTCAACGTGAAGCTGATCTCGGCAGGCTCGGACTGCCGGGCGCCTTCCCGCCGGCCGTACCGGATCCGCAGCTCCGCCCCAGGGTGCCACCGGTCGGTCAGGTCGATCCACGTCCAGCCGGCCGGGTCAGCGGTGCGGTCAGCGCCGAAAGCCGCCTCGATCGTCACCGTCAACGGGTCGGTGGGGAAGGCCATCGTCAGCCGCCGAGGACCAGCTGCACGTCGCCGCCCTGCACCTGCACCTCTTCCCGCAGCCCCCGCAGGATCCCGTCACCGCGCAGCACGATCCGGATGGTCCGCCCGCCGCCGGCCGGGACGGGCACGGCCCGGTCAAGCGGCGCGACCCGGGCGCCGGCGCCAAGCTGCACCACCTCCGGGCCGGCCTCGCCGACCACCGCCAGCCCGCCGCCCAGGATGCGGGCGCCGCGGGCCAGCATCGGCAGCTGCGGCATCGAGAAGCCACGGCCGCCGATCCCCGGCACCCAGGCCGGCAGGGTGAACCGCAACCGGCCGGCGGTGTTATTCCAGAAGCTCGCGATCTGGTTGAACCCCCAACGCCACGGCGCGGAGATGATCCGTCCAATGTTGACAAGCGCCCGGCCGACCTTGCCGGGCAGGGCGCGGAACCAGTCGACGGCACGCCCGCCGGTGGCGATGATGCCGTTGAACGTGCCGACGATCCACTTCCGCCACAGGGTGTCCCGGAACCAGCGGCCCACGTTCAGCGCGGCCGTTTTGATCCCGCCCCAGGCGAACCGCCAAAGGTCCTGGAACCAGGTCGTCTTCGTGGCGATCAGGACGATGATGGCGATCAGGGCGATGATCGCTAGCACGATCAGCCCGATCGGGTTGAGCAGCATCACCACGTTGAGGGCGGCCTGGACGATCGTCCAGACCTTGGTCGCCAGGGTGATCACGCCGATGATCGCCGCGAACGTGCCGAGCACGGTGACCAGCGGCACCACGATCGCCTTGTGCTCCTTCATCCACCCGCCGACCGACCGCAGCCACGGCACAGCGGCGGCCATCTTATCGATCAGTACCTGCTGGACTTCTCGTTTCAGGTTCACCAGATCGGTCTTGGCGTTGTCATTCAGTGCATCGCCCATCCGCTCAGCAGCGCCGTCGACCTTACCCAGCTCGCCGGCCGCAGTATCCAGATCCAGGGCGAACAGGGCGTCACCCAGGTCCTCCGCTTTCGTGCCGAACAGAGCGACCGCGGCCGCGTTGCGGGCCGCCGGGTCCTCAATGGCGCGTAGCCCGTCCAGCGTCTTACCGAGAGCGTCCCGGGCGCTGTCACCACCAGCAGCAACAGCCGCGGTCATACCGGCCGCGGACAGGCCGATCGCATCGAACCCGGCAGCACTGGCTTCGGAGCCGTCCTGGGCGCGGATCGCGAACTCCTTGATCGCGTCGGCGACGGTGTCGGCGTCGCGGGCTCCGGCCTGCAAACCCTGCGACACCAGGCCCAGGGCCTGCTGCCCGTCGAGGCCAACATCCCTGAACATTGTGGAGTACTCAGCCACTGTTTCGAGCAGGTCGTCAGCCTCGTTGGCTCCGGTCTGGAATCCGCGGGTCAACAGGTCCAGGGCACCCTTGGCATCGGCGGCCAACCCGGTCTTGATCAGCTTCCCGACGGCGCGAGAAGTGGCGCCGATGTCCTGGTCGAAGGCCGTACCGAGGTCGATCACGCTGGCGGTGATGCCTTGCAGCGCCTCATCCGAGGCGGTGCGCATCCCGTCGACGTTGAGGATCACCGACCGGATCGCCTCGTTGACCTGAGGCATGGACTCGCCCCAGGCGCCGGCGTACAGGTCGCCGGCGATCTCACCGAGCCGCTTAGCCTCCGCCGGGGTGGAGCCCAGCTGGGCGGCGAGCTTGTCGTTGGCCGCGGTGTAGTCGATCGACCCGACCAGCCCGGCCGCCAGCGCCGCACCGGCGACGGCCCCGGCAGCAGCCCCGGCGACCTTCAGCTTCCCGCCGGCGGCCTCAAAGTCGGACTTGGCCCGGTCCAGCCGCGTCTTGAACTCGTCGTCGTCGACGGTGATGAACGCGACCAGCTCACCCAGCTTCAGCGCCACCAGGGCACCTCCTACCAGGTCAGCTGTCGGACTCCGGGGCCAGAGCCCGGTGCAGGCGGGTGTCAGCGTTGAGCAGGCCGAAGATGCGGGTCTGCAACCACCGCCACGACCTGGTCCGCATCAGGACCCGGTCGCCGACGTCCACCCCGAACGTCTGGTGCAGGTCGGCCTCGACCAGCGCCCAGCGGGTCAGGATCTGCTGCCAGGAGACCGGTGTCCCCTGCCTCTGCTCCGCGACCTCTTCCGGGTATTCGTACCACTCGTAGAGGCCGGTGGTCGGGTCTCGGCGGCCGCGGCCGTACTGGTCCCGCCACGTGCCGCTGCTCTGCGTTGGGCCCGGTTCCCCGGGCCCAACACTTCCGGGCGGCCACCAGAGGTCCAGTACGCTTCGGCCGCCGCTTCCCCGCCGATGATCCACACGTAGGCGGTGTTCCCGCAGAACGTCAGGTACGGGTCCGGCACCCCGTCGGCGACCATCTGCCCGTACGCGGCCCCGAGGGTGCGTTCGGGCAGGGTCAGGTCACCGGGCAGGTCAGGCAGGGCGTGGACCCGGGCGACCGCGGCCTCCATCTCCTTCGGGCTGTCGGCAGCGTTGACCGCACCGGCGGCCTCGGCCACCCGGCGGCACCACAGGCCCAGCTCGGCCGACGGCAGCGGCAGGACGTATTCCTTGCCGCGTACCGTCAGCGTCAGCCCAGGGTCGAAGTACCGGTCGAGATCGTCGAACCGGGCCACGGGCTACGTGTAGATGTAGTTGTCGGCGGCGGTGTCCGCGCTGGAGCCGGCGGCGGTGGTGACCTCGACCTGCACGGTGCCGGTGCCGGCCGGGGCGACCGCCACCAGGTGGGAGTCGGACACCACTACGAAGTCGGCGGCGTTGGCTCCGAAGTCCACGTCGGTCACGGCGTCCACGCCGGCTGGCTTGTAGTTCCGGCCGAACACGTTGATCAGCTCGCCGCCGGCCTCGGCCCCGGTGGCCGGGTCCAGCCCGGTGACCGTCGGAACCAGCGACCCGGCCGGGTTGGTGATGTCGGCCAGGGCGCCCTGGCCCTGCAGCACCACGTCGATCGCGTCGCGGCCCTTGCCTCCGGGCAGCGACCAGCTCTTGACGTAGGCCCGGCCCTCGGAGGCCATGCCGTCGTCCAAACCGGACCGGTCGTAGAAGCGGATGCCGAACTCCTCAGCCTGAGCCGAGCTGGCCCGGGTCGCCTTGAACTTGGACCGCAGGAACGCGTGCACCGTGTCGAGCGTGGACCCGGCCAGGTTGGTGGAGTAGGCCAGCTTCAGCTCGATCCGCCAGTTGTAGCCGGTGACGGCCTCCCGCATGGCGCCGGCGTCGTCGTAGGTCTCGTCATCCTCGACCCGCCGCTCCTCGATGAGCTTGGCGTCCTCGACGCCAACCAGCTGCACGTAGTCGCTCGCGGGGAAGGTGGCGGTGTCGATGTCGATGCGGTAGCGGCGGGCGAGCTGGGTCACGCGGGTGGTGGGGGTTGTGGCCATGGCAGGCTCCTCAGTCGGTCTTGTTAGCGGTCGGCCGCATGGCCAGGGCGTAGTAGTTTTCCGAACGTTCCCAGCGGCCGTTGCCGTCGACGCCGAGGCTGGTGTAGGACTGGCGCCACATGTCGACCACCTTCACCCCGCCGAGGTCGACCGGGCCGGCCGAGCCGATCGAGTCGAGCGCGGTGAACACGGCGTCGGCCAGGTCGTCACACACCCGCGGGTCTTCGGTGCCGCGGAGGCGGATCTGCAGGGCGGTGTCGTGGTCGGCCATCCCCCGGTGCCCGCCGCCGTCGAGCGGATAGGGCGCCAGGGTGATCAGCCGGTCCGGGGTCTGCGGGATGCCGCGGATGACGATGCCGGTCTCGGCGGCGGTGTAGGCGCCGGAGGCGCGCCAGGTGCCTACACCGGCCGCGGCCAGGTGCTCGGCCAGGCCGGTCAGCAGGTCGGTGGTCCAGCCCATAGGTCAGCCCTCGACCACGCGGCCGTGCAGCTGCTCCGCGACCCGCTGGCACGCCTCCCGGGTCGCTGCCTGGACGTCGACATGCCGAGGGCAGGCAGTGATCTCGCCCAGGCTGAACACCCCGGCCCGGTAGATGCCGTACAGGGGCCAGGTGGCGGCCGAGGGCAGCAGGCACAGGTCGCACCAGGCCCCGGGCCACGGCTGGCCGAGCTCCAACTTGACGGTGAACGCAACCTGGGCGGCCATCAGCCCAGGCCTCGCCGGGCTGCGGCGGCGATCAACGCGAGCATCGTGTCCCGCTCGGCGTTCATCGGATCCTCCAGGTACTTGGCTTTCCGCCCGGCCGCGTGGCGCAGCTCCATGCGCTCGTGCTGAGGCACGGCGTAGGGGGTGTCGTACGAGACGGCCGCGGCGGGCTTGGTTTCGTCCACCGAGACGACGCCGGAGCGTTCCAGGGTGCCCTCCTCAATAGGCACCTGGGTGCGGGAGACCTGCAGGAGGTGCTCGCCGGCGAGGCGCAGCCCGCGGGGGGTCGCGCCGGCCAGCTGGGCGGCGATGTCGTCCCCGGACCACGTGATCTCCACCCTGCCATCGGCCACGGCTACTCCAGGTTCAGTTCGACGTGGGCGGGCAGGTCGGCGCCGGCCGGGTCCCGGTCCGCGGCGACCAGCACCCGGGAGGTGGTGCCGTCGGCGAGGGTGACCCGGGACCCGGCCGGCGCGACCGTTCCGGGCGGACAGAAAACGGTGGTCGACGAAACGGCTTCGTGGCCGGCGGCGTCCTGGGTCTGCACCCGCACCAGCCGCCGCTTGTGGTCCACGAAGCACGGGAACACCTCGACCGCCGCCCCGTAGACGTCGCCGTACGCCCCCGATCCCTCGTACGGCTCGACGCTGACGGTGTGCGGCTCCGGGAGCAGCTGCTGCACGAACTCGGCCCAGTCCACCGGTCACCACACCATCGGGCCGTAGCCGACCAGCCCGGCCTGCTGCAGGGCCTGCCAGGCTTTCGGGGCGTGCCGGGGTGGTGTGCCCTGCCCGCCCGGCGTCCCGGAGCGGGTGACCGACACGGAGCCGATCCGCCCGGCCACCAGCCGGCCAGCGTCCCGCCCGAACGCGTCGCCCAGGCCGTGGCGGTAGTCGGCCTGGATCACGGTGGCGTCCCGCAGCGCCGCGGCCACCGCCGCGTCGGTCGGCAGCCCATCCTCGTCGACGGCGTAGACCGCGGTGAGGAGCATGTCGTCGATGTCGCGGGAGGCCTCGGCCAGCGCGCGGCGGGCGCCCGTGGGCGGGGCCGCGCGCAGGTGGGTGGCGTAGTCGGCGGTGGTGGCGTACACCCGGGTCCCGGATGGTACGGCCGCCGGGTCGGGGGCGACCAGGAGCAGCCGGCGGGCCTTGCTCGCGCCGGTGCCGGTGACGGTCCACCGTTCGATCCACTCCCCTGGGGCGGTCAGCTCGTAGCCCTGCCCGGTCCAGGTCTGGGTGCCAGCCTGCGGCACATCGTCCGCGCTGGTGGGGGTCTGGTCGGCGGTGGTGCCGTTCGGCGCCTCGATCTGCAGCGTGGCCTCGGTGGTGCCGTCGAACGGTGCCACGGTGAGGGAGGGGATGCGCCAGTCGCCGACGTCGGTCACGGCACGCCTCCGGGGGTCAGGGTCGGGCTGGTCCCGGCGGCTACCAGCTGCGGCGTGGTGCCGGCCGCGGCCAAGGCCGGGGAGGTGCCACCGGCGGTAGGCACGCCGGGGACGAAGGCGGCAGAACCCAGGCCGGGCGCCAGGACCAAGGTGCAAGAGGTGCCGTCACCGGCCACGGCTGGTGCGCCCGCACCCGCCCCAGGTGCCAGGACGGTAGTGCAGGCGGCGCCGGCGCCGGAGTGCGCCGGGGTGCCCTCACCTTGCCCGGTGCCGGTCTGCGGGGCCAGGGTCAGGGTGCAGGCGACGCCGGCCGCGGCCAGGGCCGGGGAACCGGTGGCGGTGGCCGGGGTCAGGGTGAGCGAGGTTGCCTGCCCGGAGCCGGCCAGCGCGGGCGCACCCACCCCGACGCCCGGAGTGAGCACCACGACCACAGGCTGCCCGTCACCAGAGCCAGACCCGGCCGCCGCACCGCTGCCGGTACCCGGGCTGAGTACCAGCTGCGTGGCCTGGCCGGCGCCGGCCACGGCGGCGGTGCCGCTGCCCGCACCCGGAGCAAGGACCACACCGGCCGCGGCCCCGGCCCCGGTGGCAGCTGGGGACCCTACGCCGGCACCGGGGACGAGGATGGTTGAGCAGCCGGCGCCAGCACCGGCCACGGCCAGTTGGCCGGTACCGGATCCGGGGGTCAGGACCGTCTGGCAGGCGGTGCCGTCGCCCTCGTGATCGTCGCCGGCCGCCGCGGGCAGCGCATCCACGAAGCTGTCCGCGTCGTTCACGTTCAAGATGAAGCTGCGGTTGCCGCCGCCGCTGACCTTGCGCATCTCGACGGAGACCACAAGCCGGTCCCCGGCCGACCACGTGGTGTCCAGGGTCAGGTCAGCGGTCTTGACCCCCGCCGTGTTGTGGGCCGGGGAGTAGACCGAGCTGGCCTGGAGCACCCCGGACGAGTCGTAGCGTTGAACCCGCCACCGCCACTCCATCGTCGCCGCTGACACGCTCGCCATGTCCATCGAGGACGGGAACGCGGCGCCGCCGACCCCCGCGCCCACCGTGGCCTGGAACCGCAGCACCTCCACGAAGCTGGTGCTGGCCACGTTGCCGGA